CCAGCTGCTCCAACAGCGTGGACTGCGTGATGGTGCCGGCCGTGTAGAGCTGCAGCAGCGCCTGGATCTCATCAGGCTCCAAACGTGCCGCCATGAAGTCACGATTGACAAAGGAGCTGCCGGCCTCAGGAATCTGCAGGTAGTCCGCGTGATACTGCAAGCAGTTGTCAATCAAGTCCTGCATCTGCTGAGCCACCACCTGCATCGTGGAGTCGCCTTGGCTGCGGTCGATCCGCTTGGATGCCGCCGTTTCGGCTGACAGCTTCTGACCCAGAATCGCGGCCAGACCCAGTTCATTGATTTGACTGGCGATTTGATCCAGCCGGCGGAACTGAGCATCGAAGCTTCGGCCTTGGGGCTCGATATACTCCGCCTTCGCATCTTGGGGGAGGGCCATTGCTTCGCCGGGCCCTGCACTGATCTCCTCCGCAGATTGCGGGAAGCCATAGACCGCGAGCATGGGAACAGCCGAGATATGGAGCTGATTGTCGAGATCAGATTGCACCTGATACGCCTTCAGGTTCAGCTCGGCAATGTCAGCCAGAGGCGGGCGTGATTCGAGGATGCCCGTCCTGTTGGAATACGCCACCGCAAACGGGATGACATCGAGGCTGGTCGTTCCCTCCTCCACCACTCGGTAGTCGCCCTTCTTGTCCTTCTGGTGGATCTCAAACGCGCCAGGGGTCAACACGCGCACCTGCTCCACCAGCTTCTCGCCGTAGTCGCCCTCAGGCTGCACAACCTTCTCGAACAGTCGCAGCTGGGTCAGCTTCTGCTGCCCGTCGATGATTTCGGACCGCCACCCCAGCACATCCGGCGGAGAATAAATGCTCCAGTACGGCCGGCCGTTTTCACCCGCAGCCGGTGCATCCACCAGCACGCCGACGTGGCCGTAACGGATCATTTTGCGGGCGGCTTCATACAGAAACACGTCCAGATTGTTGCCCAACAGGTCAACATCAAACAGCTGTTCGGTGACCGTATCGCTCACGTCTTGCAGCCTGATTGGCTTACGGGTCAACATGCCGGCAAGCAACCTTTCCAGCCTTGAGAAGTAAGGCGGCAAGGTTGAACGCATGAGCCTGGCGTCATATGACTCATCCAACTCACGCGGTTCTTGCGGTAAGTATTTCCGATGCTTTTTTCTAATGCCAAACGTTCCCAAACTGATCGCTTCTAAAAGCTCCCAGTGGGGCTCCATGTTCACGTATGCGTTATTCGGGTCACTAACAATCGCAACGCTCGAAGCACGCTGGCGACCACCTGCAAACGATGAATACACGGCCCGCCCTACTTAATAAGCACAGCTTAGTAAAGCCTGATTCCTGTGCCTCGACCAGCGCGGGCGTGAAGTATCGAGAACTCGCGGAACACTAAATAGCCCAGGGCGTCGTTCATGTGGTCATAGCCCGCGTCCTTGTCCGGCTCGCCCTGCTCCGTGTAGCTCTGCAGCTCCAAGCACTCAATGGTCCGTTTGCAGTGCGCCGCTACCTGCAGCCTCACCTCGCCCTTCCCGTTCTCCAGCAAAGCTTGAACAGAAGCCACCCGATCACGGACGGGAGGATTCGATTTCGGCGACTGATTGCTGAACCCATAGGACTCCAGGATGGCGACATCGGTGCGGCTGGAATTCGGAAATCGTCTGCGTATTTCTTGTGCCAGGGCGTCGGTGTCATGGGCGCCGCTGATCTCATCAATCAGCAGTAAAGAATTGCCCAGACGGACGCCGATAACGGCGCTCATATTCCCGATGTTGAAGTCAATGCCGGCGCGGATGGGCTCGTCGCTGACATCTGGAAGATCTCGACAGATGTGCTTGTTGCGGTCGAACCGGTCATAGACCTGGCCGGTTGTGAGGTTCGTGAACTCGCCTTGAAGGTACGCGGCGAGGAGGCTGGGGTCATAGGACGCCTCAAGCCTCGATATGAAGTCTGGGGGCAGATGTGGGTTGTCCGCCGAGCGCATCTTAATGAGCCTGCGGTCCTTGCGCTCCTTTGCCTCCTCGGTGCCGAACGTGTTCCACATCCAGCGGAAACCTTCCGGGGTGGATGCTGCGGCGAACTGCCGGACGTTGCCGGCCCGAAGGCGGCCGAGGATCTTGGGGAAGGCTCGATCAGCGACGGACGTGGGCACGGTGTCCACCTCGTCCACCAGAACCCACGCCAGGTTGAGTCCAATGATTCTCGTCCAGGATTCGAGCGACCGACACAGCACCTTCGTATCCCCGCCGGGCAGATGCAGGATCACCTCGGGCAGTGGACTTGCCCGGAAGGTGTAGGGCACCTCATACCGCTGCAGGAACGCCTCAAAGTCATTGAGCCAGATGTCCCGAACGAGCGGCCCAGTCGGCTCCATCACGCAGCCGGTGAAGCCCTGATTAGCGCAGGCAAGGAAGACAGCCTTAGCGGCTTGCGCGTGCGTCTTCCCGCTGCCGTAGCCGGCACATAGCCCGAGGATGTCGGTCGTCTGGTCATCGACAAAGGCCCGTTGTCCTGGGTGCAGGTCGTCGCGGATTCGCTGCAGCAGGTCGGTCGTTTCCTCTTGGGTCGGTGGCTCAGCGAAGGCGAGGAGCGGTTCTGATTCGGTCAGCCCGTGCAGGAGCGAGACCATCAGAGGTCAAAGCGCAACAGCTTCGCTTGGGTCTCCAGGGCTTTTATGGCAGTTTGCAAATTGTCCTCACGGCCGGCCTTCTGCTCATATTTGACAAGGCGGGCAATGGCGGCGGCCAACCATTGGGGCCGTTCGATGTCCGAGTCCTGCTGTATTAACTCGCGTGCGCGTTGTATGTAGATGTCTGCCGTTCGATCACTAACGTCCCACTTTTCCGCCGCGTATTGCAGGATTTCAAAGCGGGAATAGGACTTAACAAGAAGCCCATAAACCTCACGAACTCGCGAGGTCATTTCTGCATTGGTGCTCTTCTTTCCCATGCCCGAATGTTACAGGCGACGGCTAGAGGTTAGCCAGCCTGATTCTGTGGGGCGTGCATCTTGCGCCAGTAGTCATTGAGCTGATTGATCTTCACATCGACGAGATGATGGCTCGACACCGTGCCGACGTATTCACCGACAGAAATACGAACGGTTCCGTCCTCTTGATTTCGCAGGCGAGGGTTCGGGGGTTGTAGCTCGTCGGTAGGCATCACGGAGTCGGCGCTCATAGTCCTCAAAGGCGCGAAGGTTGTTCAGATGTTGCTGTGTCCTGAGGTGTTGGTCCATCGGTTGTGGTGTGAAGTTTGAACGCCGGGGGATCGATACGGCACCTCTACCGCCCCTGTCTTTCCCTCCTGGGTCTTGTATGACTCTCAGCCTGAGGATGGGGATGCTCAGGCGTCAGGCTCCCCGGCGTGGTGATCAGGTGGAGGGCCTGGAGTCAGTGGTGAGGGTGAGGCCGTCCTGCAGGGCTTCACGTTCGAGGGCGTGCCATTGGTCGATGGTCTCGACCCATTCATCCCAAACGAGTTCACCGGGGCGGTTTAGGAGGCGGTCAAGGAAGGTGCGGCGGCGAGCCTCGCAGAGGTAGGAGCGGGGCTCGGGTGGGGTTTCGTCAGCCCAAAAGGCGGGCTGCTGTTCGTAGAGGTTGAGGGTGTAGGTGTGAAAGTCCATGGGGTGAGGTGCGGAGGGTCGACAGAAAAAAGCCCGCAGGCTCAGCGGCACATGCGGGCGATAGCGGGGGCGCGGTCTTCGCATTCGAGGAAGACGTGCTGGGCGGCGACGTCAACGGTGAAGAAGGCGAGGGCGAGGCCGAAGAAGAAGGCGGCGGCTTTGAGGTCGGAGCGGGTGGAGGTGTTCATTTGAGGCGAGGTGTTGTGGGGTCGTCCCCCGTTGAATGAATTATGGCATGCCATGGGCAGAAGCACAACCCTCTGGCCAAAAAAAAGAGCCCCGGGGGGCTCAGAACACTTCGCGGATTTCGTCCTCGTCCATGCGGCGGAGGGTTTCCCAATAGCTGCCGAAGAGGTGGGCCAGCTTGGCGTTGTTGGCCTCGATGGCCTTGCCGGTCTCGTAGGTGACCTGGTCGGGCTCGCACTCCAAATAGGAGGCGTCGGAGACCAGGGAACAGATCACGTCGGGGACTTCGGGCTCGGCTCCGTTGTGGCCCCTGCCCATGAAGTAGGGGAAGGACTCGGAACCGTGCTCGGTGATCAGGGTGACGGTCCAGGGGTCCATGCCTTGCATGGCCTGGGGGATGTCGGTGTCGACGCCGTAGGAGATCTCGACGTCGGAGAGGTAAGCAGCGGTAGAAAGCATTGCTTTGAGGTGATGAGGTGAACCGGGGGCGTCTCCGCCTCCCGATGAACTAAATATAACCCGATGGCATACCAACGGTCAAGACCGTGGACAGTATGCCAACCGGTCAATGCCAACACTCCAAATACTCGAAGCGCTGGCTGGCCTTGCTGGCCCCCTTGATTTCCAAGATTCGAGAGATGACGGAATCAGGGAACCGAAAGAACCCGCCCGTCGCGTGAGTGTCCCAAGAATAAAAACAGGGGCCTAGCGGATGGATGGCCTCTGCTCTGTCACGGGCGCGGTGGCTGTTGAAACGAACAAGGGTCATGAGTTGCCGGCGACGTAAAACTCCTCAGGCTTGCCGTTCATGGTCACCCCATCGCGCCAAGTAAGGCCGATGCAGTTTCCGTCGGGCGTGTAGACGATGTTGAAGCAGTCGCCCCGCTCGCTGTACTTGACCGCGTAGGCGGTGGTGGACCAGTGAACGGTTTTACCGGCGAGAACTGCGGCCTTGATTTCCTGAAGGGTCATGGGTCACGCCTCGTCGATGATTGATCCGATGGTGCAGACGCTGGAGGCTGCAGCGAAAGCGGTGAAGCCGGCGAAGAGGGCGGCGGCGTTTCCGTCGCCTTTCTTGGCCAGATCAACGGAGGTCATCGCACCGACGACAGCGGCGGCAGCGATGGAAAGGAAGACTAGGGATTTCATGGGTTGAGGTGGTGGGGTGGTGGCCCCGTCTCCGGGGCCGGTGGTGATCAGGCGGCGAACATGTCGGCGAACAGGTTGCCCTCGTAGGTGACGGGGCGGAGCTTGGCGTTGGCGGCGTTGATGGCGTCGCGCTCAGCCTTGGTGATGGTGACCTTGACGCGGTCAGCAGGAGCGAAGAATCGGGGGTTGCCGAGGGTCTTGGTGTAGGTGGTCATTGACTTGAGGTGTTGAGGGTCATCCCCTTGACTCCTTAAATATATGGCATGCCATCACCCCGTGTCAATCAGGTATGCCACCTCTTTGACTGTCTGCCACCAATGAGCAGAGCACCGTGCAAACGATCGGCTCTAGGGCGTGGCGGGGCAGCCCGACATGTTGACGGGTAACAGCTTCAACGGCTCGATCAATCGCGCCCTTATCAGTGCGGAACTTCGGGGTTTCGGGCGTCCGCATGAGCACCCGCTCGCGGATCAGTTCTTGGCGGCTCATGCCATGGGCGGCGGCCTCGATGTCCAGGCGCTTGCGCTCTTCGGGGGTGGCGTTGAACTCGATGCGGGAGAGCTTGGTCATCAGAAGCGAAGGGTCGGGGGTTCGGTGAAATCGCGGGGAGCGGGCTTGGCTTCGGGTCGTTCCGGTGGGCCAAGTTCGCGGAGCATGTTTCGATGTGGCTTCATGCCCTCGGACAAGGCGGCGCGGATCGTGGGGTCAGGGTGGCGGATGGCCTCGCGCCGCAAGAGCTGAAGGCCAGGGCTCGGGGTGTCGAGGTGATCGACAGTCCACCAGCCGTTGTCTATGCCGCGTTGCAAAAGAACGCGGAGGGTTTTGTCATCAAACATCGAACGCCCCCGACAGGACGCCACCAGATGACGGGGGCAGCTCCGGCACGTTGGACGGCTGCAGGCTGGGGTGATCGTGGAACTGATCCGACGCGGCCATCCGTGCGGGTAGATCTTCCTTTAGTCCCCAGTCGAAAGCGGGGCGGCCGTCACGTTGTCGGAAAACGTAGGACAACAGCTGCTGATCAAGGGGCATCTCCTTAGACGGGTTCGGGTCCATCCGGTACTGGCTCACCGCGTAGACCCATGCCTCGTCCGACACGGCGTCCTTGATCTTGGACGGGGTGGACATGTAGAGGAATGCGATTTCCTCGTCGCTGATCCGTTTGGCGTAAGGGGTGACGTTCGCGGCTGCGCGTAGCCCCAGCTGATAGGTCTTCAGTTGCATCAGAACTTAGGGAGTGATTTTTCGAGGGCGTCCCAGTCGGTGGCTTGCTGTTGTTGGCGGCCGCCAGGCTGGCGGGGTTCATAGACATCAGGCCACCCAGCATTCGCGGCAGCCTCTAGGGCAGATCTACGAATGGCGGGGGTCCACTCTCTGAGCTTGTTAATCACGCGATGGAAGACCCGCTCAGATCGGACGCCCTTTTTTACAGACCAGAACTCA